CGTCGGGATCGTTCCGTCGTTCGAGTGGACTCCAAGAAAATTGGAGCTAATCCGCTTGATCCGACGAAGAACCTTCCCTATACGTCCTCTGCTTATGTTGTCTTGGAGGGCCCTGCGGGCGGCCAGGGGTTCACCAGCGTTGAGCTGGAGGACCTCGTGAAAGCCCTTGCGGCCTATCTCACCGCCGCGAACGTTACTAAGTTCGTCGGCAAGGAGAGTTAACTGGACCGTGGTCCCGGGCCGTTTCTGGCCTGGGTTGTCGTGGTGTGCTTTCTCGTAACCATGTGCCTGCTCCTAGGAGCAATCTTTCGGCATGTGGACTCGTGGAAGCCATTTTGACATCAGAGGACTAGAGGACTCGCCTAGCTTCATTCCATTCTACAGAAAGTAGGTCGATGAAAAGCCTGACGAAACTCTGGTCTGCTCTGGCGCTTGATTGCGCCACACAGTGTAACACGAGCTGCGATCGGGACATTGAAACCGTCCTCGATCGTGTCGAACACGAGGGTGATTCGTTTCTCACGATTACCCTCCCCTCCTTCGCCGCGGACCTAGAAATGGGTCTTGAGCTTGGTGGGATTGATGGTCCTACTCTCTTCCGGTCTTTCAAGAAGAGAGGACGGCTCCCCGTATTCTTACGAGGTTTCGTTGACCAAGTGTTCGATAGAAGTACCGGTATGCTCCGCGAGCAGCCCAGTACCGACGCGATCCGAGCTATCCGTCAACTCTGCTTGGTCTTTAAAAAGATTGAGCGTGAGACGACAGACGCAAGGAAAGCGGCGGCTGAGGCTGCTTACGTAAGCTGCGAGGCTGATCTAGAACGAACGGAGGAAGCACTAACTGATGAACAACGTCAGGCTTTCTCCAGATCGTTCGCCTGGCTCTACTCCGACGTCTTAAACGACCTTACAAAGGCCATAGAGACGATGGAGCTTGAAGCTAGGCACGGTCCCGGTTCTACCCAAGATAAACTCCTGGGGAACCGAAAGTACGACTTTCCTACGTGGACGAGTCGACTTGAGTTCCTGTTTCCGTACAAGTACTACTGTACTCACACGTGGCAGGAAAACTCGGACTATAGGTACAGCCTCCTCCCACCGGAGCAGGAGCCACCAGTCCAGGTGGTTTTTGTTCCAAAGACTCAGAAGACTCCTCGAGTGATCGCCATGGAGCCTACGCAC